GACCGTGAATGACACCAGCAATGTTGGTGCTCTGCTGTCCGAAAATGTTCAGGACAGTGAACAGGACGTGACCTTCGGTAACTTGACGCTCGATGCGTACAAGTACACCAGTAAGATCGTCCGGGTGTCTGTCGAGTTGATGCAGGACTCTGCATTCAACATGGGCAGCGTTCTTGGTTCCCTGCTTGGTGAGCGTCTGGGTCGAATCCAGAACACTCATGCCACAACGGGTACTGGTTCGTCTCAGCCGAACGGTGTTATCACAGCATCAACGCTTGGTAAGACTGCTGCTGCGACTGGCGCTGTCACGATGGATGAGTTGCTGGACCTGCAGGCTTCTGTTGATCCTGCTTACCGGATGGGCTCAACGTGGATGTTCAATGACGCGACTCGTAACGAGATCCGTCAGCTGAAATCCACTGACAGCGTTTACCACTGGTCTCCCGGTGCGATTGCTGGCGACCCTGACCGATTGTTCACTTCACCTGTTGTGATCAATCAGGACATGGCTTCCATGGCGACCACCACGAAGCCGGTTCTGTACGGTCAGTTGTCCAAGTACCTCATGCGTGAAGTGCTTGGCGTGACTCTGGTTCGCATGAACGAACGCTACGCTGATTACCATCAGGTGGCATTTGTTGCCATCATGCGGTTTGACGGCGACCTGCTGGATGCCGGAACTAATCCGGTCAAGTACCTGCAGATGGCATAAGGCTGAAGTATCGCCAGCGACAACATTGTGTTGTCGCTGGCTTCTCTCATACATTTTCAAGGAGCCAGATCGATGGCGACCAGCTGGAATAAGGATTATCTGTCAGGTTACGAAAACGTAACCGGCGCTGCCCAGACGCTCACGTCTGAAGACCACGGAAAAGTGTTCCGCGTCAATGTTGCGGATTGCGTATTCACGCTCCCCTCAACTGAAGCGGGACTTGTGTTCCATTTCGTTGTTGACACCGTGTCCACGACCACAGGTTGCTCACTGAGCCCTGCGGCTGCGGACAACATCAACGGTGGAACGGATGACAAAGACCTGATCAATACTGCCGCGACTGACGTTCAGGGTGACGCTGTCACTCTGGTCGGTGACGGCGATGAAGGTTGGTTGGCGATTGGGCATCACGGCACATGGGCCGCTGAAGCGTAGGGGTGACTCAACCGGGAGTCGTATCCATTGCGACTCCCGGCTTTCTTTCAATGGAGGACACCATGACGGAAGTGAAAATCAGACTGCTGCACGACAGTGGTCAGCCTGGGGCTGTCGGTAAGCCTGGCGACATCATCGTTTGTGAAGAGTCAATTGCGAATCGGTTCATCGAAGGCAAGGGCGCTGAGCTCCTCGCTGTCGTCTCTGAATCGGCACCAGAAAAGAAGCCAGTGAAGCGGCCAATCGGTCGCAAGAAGGCTAAGTGATGGTCACGAAGCACATCACCTACAACGTCACGGTAGAGCCGTCATCTGAGCCAATCACGCTCAATGAGATGAAGGATCGACTGCGCGTGACAACCTGTGACTTCGACAACGAGATCAATGATCTCATTGTCGCCGGTCGGCAACAGGTTGAGCATGACACGCATCGGAAACTGGTCACCCAGACCGTTGAGATCCTGCTCGATGACTTTCCGTCCGGTGACACGTTTGAGATCAGGCAACTGCCAGTCGCTTCAGTGACTTCAATTGCCTACACGGACGGGGCAGGTGATGCTCAGACGTTCGCGAGCTCAAATTACTCGACAGACCTTGTCAGCAAGCCTCCGAGGATCATGTTGGTGAGTGGGGCAAACTGGCCTGCTGTCGATGAGATCCCGAACGCTGTCACGATCACTGTCGTCTGTGGTACTGCCGTTGGTTCCGTTCCGAAGGCCGCGAGACTCGCGATTATCGAATGGTGCCGCCTCAACTGGGGTGACTGTATTGGCAGTGACTGCGATGAGAAGAAGTACGACAACCTGATTAACTCGTTAGCGTGGTCAGGTTACTGGAAAGCACTTTGATGGCATGCGTCTTCAAGTACGACAGGAAGGTGGTGATCCAAAGTCTTTCGGGATCTGAAGACGGTCACGGTCACATCGATAACACGGATGACGATAACTGGTCGCAGTACGTTGCCAGTTACGCATCCGTAATATCGAAGGCTGGCCAGGAATTTTGGAAGGTGGACAAAGTTGACGCGACGGTATCACACGTCTGGACCTGCCCGTACTCAAAGGCACTGGCGGCAGCGACTCCAGACATGCGATTGGTTTACGACTCTGTCGTGTACGAGATCATGAGCGTGATCGACATCGACCTCGCTCACAGTGAAGTGGAGATCCAAACGAAAAGGGCAGTCTGATGCCGCAACGTGGAGTGATCCAATACAACTGGGACAAGTACAAGCTCAAAAGGCTGATGAAGAAACTGGAGAAGTTCGAGAAGAGCAGGAACAGGGTGCTCATCCCGGCAGTTAAAGCAGGAGTGACGGTTTACGCCAGGCAGATCAGGAAGGACATGCCTGCCTATATGCCACGGCGTCGACCCAGAGCTCAAACTGAGACAACGGCATCAGGCCGGCGACGATCACGACTTTGGGAAGCGAAGAAAGCAGTTGGTGCCTCATCGAGGCTTGTTCGCAACGGAATGAACAAGGGTGGTGTTCACGGGAAAGCAGGATCAGGTGTCGGGAAGCCAAAAAGGAACTCAGGGTCACGACCATACCCACGACCTGGCAGAAAGGGCCGGGGCATAGGTTTAGGTAACCTGCACTGGTATCTGATCGGAACGAAACCGAGGCACACTTCAACAGGGATTTACACAGGCCGTATGAGGCGACCGAAAGTCGTTCAGAGGGCAACCTCAATGGTTCAGTCACAGTCGGAAGCGGCAGTCAGGAAAAGGATCAAGGTCGGCATGAAGCGGTTGTATCGGAGAACAAGATGAAGTCGGGACTCACATCACTTCTCAAAGGTGAATCCACGATCTCGTCAATCACGTCACGGGTGTATGTGACGAAAGCGCCACAGACGGCGACGATGCCATACGTGGTGCTTGAACTGCAGGATACAGATGAGTTTGAATCGCTCGATGGAACGGGTGACCTACGAAAAGTTTCATTCGCGATTGATTGCCAGTCAGACATATCAACAGAGGCAGAGACGCTCGGGAAAGCGATCCGAGACTTCATCGGCGATTACACAGGTGCAGCTGGTTCATTCACAATTGACGCGGTCAATCTGAGTCAGGAGATATCGGACTACGATCCTCCGAAAGACGGCTCAGAAAAAGGAACGCATACGGTCACGTTACTTGTGGATATTTTCTATCAGGACACTTGAACGACAACTGCCACTACTGAAAAGGAGAAACTGGCATGAGTAAGATTGCAGGTAAGGGAACAATTCTCAAGAGCACGATCTCGGCAACACTGACTGCCGTGGCTCAGATCACCAGTATCAGCACGTCAGGTTTCAAGAGTGAAACCTACGAGTCCACATGTCTGGACACTGGTGTCGGAAAAACAAAAGGACTGACAGGTTACGCCGAAGGCGGCACCTGCGACGTGGAAATATTTTACGATCCGGGACTGGCAGGACATCAGTTCTATCAGGACTCGATCACCACGCCTGTGGAGATTGTTCACACGATCACGTACACCGATGCGAGCGTCACGACGTTCACGTCAAGTGGTATCGACATGGGTGTAACGGTCGCGATGGACGACGGACTGAAGAGTTCGCTGTCATTCGAGATCACAGGCATTCCATCCTTTGCATAAGGCATCATGATGAAGGCGAAATTCATACGCGACATGGAAGTGGCTGAAGGCGTCACGCCCGAAGAGTGGGTATCAACCAACAGTGAAGGCAAGCGTTTCATTCCTGCCGGTACGGAGTTCGAGCACCCGGAAGCGTTCTGGCAGGTGTTGTTTGGCAACGCCACTCCAGTCGACGACGAGTGTAAGGTCGAAGTCGACAGGAGAGCCTCGAAGCCTCAACTTGAAGAAGCTCGCCAGGCATCAGATGAACTTTACGAAAAAGTGGCTGATGGTCAGTCACTGGAGGACGACGAGGACGACGAAGGAGATGATGAGTGACTCATGCCACCCGAGACATGTTGCTGAAGCCAGTAGAGCGGCCCAGCGAGACTGTGGACCTGCCTGAACTTGGTGATGGAATTTCTGTCATTGTCACCGGGATGACTGCGAAAGAACGATCAGAGTTCGATCAGCAGTTCGTATCCCGCAAAGGTGAACCAATGAAGAAACGAATCGCCGAGGGACGTGAACGAATCATCGTGGCATGCTGCCGCGACGAGGAAGGCAAAAGGCTATTCACGACAGATGACGTGGCTCAACTCGGCAAGCAGTCCAGTTTGATCATCGAACGAATTGTCACTGTGGCTCAGAGGTTGTCAGGAATGACAAAGGATGAGCTCGAGGACGCGGTAAAAAACTCCGAGGAAACCCCAGACGATTAGTCGCATTGCGGCTTGCTGAATACGTCGAGCATACCACTGACGTTGACAGCATGCTCGATCACATGAGTACCACTCAGTTCAATGAGTGGTGCGCGAAAGAT